ACGGCTATGAAGTTAATCTTGAACCTTTAATCTTTGACGAGCAATGGTATCTGGCGATATATAAAGACCAATCTCTAGTTGCCCCGAAAGTTGTCGTAAAAGTCGGCAAGCCCGCAGATTATAAAAACCCAAGAAAAATATCATAGGCGGTGTATATTATTAAAAATATATGAGAGAAAGGAAAAAAATTCAAGATAAATTAGATTCTTCGGGAGATTATACGGAGGGATTTCTCAAACGAACTTATGTTGAAGTTATTGTAGAAGTATTATTAGATATCAGAGACTTGTTACAAGAGAAAAAGAATTAAAAGTTAATTGTGTAGATTAAAAGAAAATGAAAGAGGAAGAAAACAAGTATAGTCAAGGATATATAAGCGGACAAAGAAAATTGGCGTTTTCAATTCTTGAATTGAGTTTTGAAAATTTAGCAGATTACCAATGGTTGTTGTCTCACTTAAAAGAAGTTTCAGAAGGTCGTGAAATTATTGATAATACGATTATAGGATTTGTTCCTGTACTGGATAGAAAAAAAACAAATTCAATTAAGAAGTAAATTAAAATGAAAAAGAAATTTATTGATAGTTACAAGGAAGCAAAAATAAGATACTTAAAAACAGGTAAAAGGCAGATAATTTGGGTCGGTTCTAAAAAGGGTGGTTTCAAACTTATTAAAAAACCATATATAGATTTATTAAAATGAAAGAATTTAATCCATATTCTTGGCAAATAAAAGATGAGATTCAAAAAAGAGCAAATCTTGAAGCACTCGTTGAATGGTCAAAAACTCCACCCATACCTACACCAAAAGTTGTAGAATCAAAACCAATCTCTTGGTCGGCGAGATTGTGGAATTTACTAAAAAGTTTTATAATATAAACATGAAAGAATTTACCCCAGAAGATTTAAAAAACATATCTTTGCTCATAAGTAAAGCTCAAATTATGGGAGGAGAAGCTATGGTAGTAGCTTTATTGTTGCAGAAGATAAATATGATGTTAGCGCCGCCGAAGATAGAAAAGGAAGAAGGAAAATGATCAAAGGTTTTACAGCCGGGGCAATGGACTTAATGCACGCGGGGCATCTGATTATGTTTGAAGAATGCAAAAAGGACTGCGACTACCTCATTGTAGGACTTCATATAAACCCCCATATAGAAAGAGAAGAAAAAAACCGTCCTATACAGACTTCCTTTGAAAGATATATGCAACTGCGAGCGTGTAAATTCATAGACGAGATAATACCTTACGATACCGAAGAGGATTTATATAATTTATTAGTGAGTATTAAACCTGATGTGAGATTTATGGGTAAAGATTGGCAGGGCAAACCCAATTACTCTCGTGATAAACTGCCGGACTTAAAAATAATTTATAACGATAGAAAACATAGTTTTAGTTCAAGTAATTTACGAGAACGTATAAAAAAGTCGTGAAACACCTCTTCCTAGATATGGACAATACTGTTTGTGAATCCCGACAGGATATTTCAGATAAAATGTTAGAGGTATTACAACATCTAGGAAGAACTCATGATATTGTAGTGATAAGCGGCGCAGAGAAAGAAAGAATGAGGGATCAGTTAAAGAACTTGGATTGTATCACAATGGCACAATCGGGCAATGATACCCATTTATGGAAAAAGACTTTAACAGAAAATGAAAAGAAAAAGATACTAAACCACATAAATAAAATAGTGGAAGTCAAGCCAGATATGATAGATGATAGAGGTTGTCTGATAGCATTGAGTTTAGTGGGACATCACGCCCCCATAGAATTGAAAAAGGCATACGATCCCACAAGTAAGATACGAGAGAAGATTCTGAAAGACAAACCATTTTTAAATAATAAGTTAGAATGTAGAATAGCTGGAACGACCTGTTTAGACTACACTAGAAAGGACGGCACGAAGGGCAAGAACATAGAACGCTTTATACGTCAAATGGGGTGGAATAAAAAAGATTGTGTATACTTCGGAGATAAACTCATGAAAGGCGGAAATGATGAGAGTGTGATAGGAGTTATGCCCGTTGTGCAGGTTGAAAAACCTAGTGATTTAATGCTAAAATTGAAACAATATGAATAAAACAAAGATTATCTGTACGGGCGGATGTGGCTTCGTTGCTCATCATTTGGTGGAACACTTTTTGAAGAATACGGATTGGGAGATTATCGTACTGGATAAAATGACCTACGCCGCAAGCGGTATGGATAGACTGCGGGATATCAAAGCATTTGACGCTAACAGAGTTAAGATGTTCGCGGTGGATTTACAGCAACCTCTCTCTCATGGAGTTAAGCAAGAAATCGGCGAAGTGGACTATATCTTAAACCTTGCCAGTGAAAGCCATGTAGATAGAAGTATCGCCAATCCAGTCCCTTTTATAGAAAACAATGTTAAATTAGTTTTGAATATGTTGGAATGGGCTAGAGAATTAAAGGGATTAAAGAAGTTTATACAATTTTCTACCGACGAGGTTTTCTCGGTTGCACCAGAGGGAGTGAATTACAAGGAAGGCGATAGGCATAATGCGGCAAATCCGTACTCTGCTAGTAAGGATTGCCAAGAGTCTATATGCAGGGCTTATGCTAACACTTACGGAATACCTATAAATATCACTAATAGTGCGAATGTAATCGGTGAAAGGCAACATCCCGAAAAGTTTGTGCCTCTCTGCATTAAAAGTATTTTAAATGGAACTACAATGAAGATACACTCCAATCCTGAACAGACAAGGGCAGGGTCAAGGTTTTATATTCATGCCAGAAACATCGCCCAAGCTCTCCATTTCATTTTAGAGAAAACAGATGAGAAACTGGACAAGATAGATTCCTCTCTTGGTTGTTGGAACATAATTGCTGATGAAGAGGTAAATAATTTAGAAATGGCGCAGAGGATAGCAAAGATTATGGGAAAAGAATTAAAATACGAACTTGTAAATTTTCACAGTAGTCGCCCCGGCCATGATTTACGTTATTCGCTTTCGGGAGAGAAACTGAAATCAAGGGGTTTTACTTTTCCGTATAGTTTGGAGCAGAGTTTAAAGAAAACAGTGGAATGGACATTGAAACCTGAAAACGCAAAATGGCTATGAACATAGAGACCTATAAAACAAAAGCAAAGTTAATTCGTTCAACAGACGTTTATAATGTCTATGACTTAAAGCAACCGGCTTTAACTCTTTCCTTAACCGAGCTTCATCCAACTCATAATACCAAAGGACACTCGCACGATTCGGACGAAGTTTATATTTTTATTTCAGGAGATGGTGAAATAGAAATAGGCGACACTAAAGAAAGGTGCGAGGCGGGACAAGTGTTTGTAATCCCTCGGAATTCGTTTCATAAAGTATATAACGATGGAACATCTGATTTAAAGTTTTGGTGTATCTTTGAAAATTATGATAGGTAATAAAACGATAGCGGTAGTTGTTCCCACAATTCGCCCAGAAACAATACAAGTATTTTTAGATTCTTGGAAGGAAGTATTTAATAAACACAATGTGGAATTTATTTTAGTAAATGATAGCGGGGATATTCCATTTATAGATTTTTTTAGTATCAATAAAGAGCAAAGCTTACAAAGTAAGTTTTTTGAGACAGAGTTGGTTTCAAATAAATGCGCCGGAGTTCGCCAATTAGGATTTTTACATATTGCCCTAAATCTACCTGATGTAGAGTATATTTTTACTACCGATGATGACTGTTTCCCAATCGGCGATCCGATTCAAGACCACATAGACCAACTCAATAAGAGAGTTCCAATTTCTTGGCTCTCAACAGCAACAGATTGCTACACTCGCGGATTTCCATATCAAGTGCGTGAAGAAGCCCCTTGTATGTTAAGTCATGGTGTGTGGGAGGGGACACCGGACTATGATGCGCCAACTCAACTCTTAACACCAAAAGACTTTAAACCCTTCTACTATAAGGGTGTAATACCAAAGGGGATTTTCTTCCCGATGTGTGGGATGAACCTCTGCTTTAAGCGGGAAGCATTGCCTTACATTTATTTTGCTCCAGTCGGACAGTATAAAGGTGCAGAACGCTTCGATGACATATTTGGCGGGCTTGAGATAGTAAAAGATTTTGCCAAGTTAAATTGGGGAATTGTTAGTGGTTATGCAAAAGTAAATCATCTGCGAGCAAGCAATGTTTTTACTTCTTTAGAGAAAGAAGCTGTTGGAATAAGAAAGTTGGAAGAATACTGGCAGGGAATTTATGATGATTGGTATTTACAATTTTTGGAAAAAAGAAAAAAATGGTTGTCTATAACTTAAATCACTTAACCCAAAGTGATGAGCAGAGTAGCCCCGGACCTATCCAAGACGATGAGGCATTGTTATTGTTTGCTTTGATACGAGTTACCCGCATTAGGCGAATTTTAGAGTTTGGTGGTGTACCGGGATATAGCGCTAGAAACTTTTGTGAAGCAATAGATAATGGCACGGTCTATACTGTTGATTGGGGTGTTGATGGTGTTACTCCAAAACAAGGAGACAACCACGTTGTAATTGTTAAAAACACAGCAGATGTAACTCCTGAAGATTTAGGCAATGAGCCGGTTGATTTGGTATTCTTCGACTGCCACGCATACGAAGCGGAACTTTGCGCGTTTCAAAACCTTCGCCGAGCAGGTATTATCACGGACAAGACTATTTTTGTTTTTCACGACACGAACCTTTTACCAACAGAGGATGCTTTAGGTTATTCTAATATATCTTATGAGGTAAAAGATGGCTGGGTATTTTGCCCGCCAGAACGGCAATTAGTCAATGATTTCAAGGAAATGGGCTATGATATACTTAATTTAGGAACAAACAAAGACGTACACGGAGCGCGCTTGCCCTATCGTTGTGGATTGAGTATAGCTCGCAAATTTACCCCACTAGAATTGAAATATGGTGCAACAGCGCCGTGGATGAAGCCACAAGACATAGAAAGTTCTAAATTTATTAAGACTGGTGAGTTCGATTATAGAAGGAAATGATAAAACACTCTGGGCAGGAATACAAGGTGGTGGTGGTAATTCCCGCAGGACGGGAGAAATATCTTTCTGTATTCAAGAAGTTTCTTTATAGAAAAATTGCAGAAGGGATAATAGATAACATCCAACTTTGGTTAAATACTGTGGATGTCAACGACATCGCTTACTTGGAAAGTATGGCAAATGAGAACCCGAAAGTTAAGATTTATAGATTAGGCGAACCTATTACACCTACTTGGGAAACCTACAACGCCTTGCAAACTCATAAGTTCTTCGTGAATACCCACGATGACGATACGATTTACATAAGGTTTGATGACGATATAATCTGGTGCGCCGATGACGCAATAGAAAAGATATGCAAAGCCCGAATAGACAATCCTAACGCTTTTCTGATTTACCCGAACATAGTCAATAGCACAATTTGTAATTCGTGGCATCAGGATAATGGGGCTTTGAGCGAGGAGGCCGGTAGGGTGAGACGATATACAAAGGCAGACCCTGACTACGCTTACCTTGACCCATTTAATTATTCTGATGGTAGATTTGCAGATCACATCCACAACACTTTCAAAAAACATTATCTTGAAGGAACTTTAAGTGCTTACTATTTGCCTAGCCGGACACTTTCTGATTACGAACGATTCTCTATTTGTTGTATATGTTGGTTTGGCAAAGATAAATTACGTCCCGGCTACATAGAAGAACCACAGCTCGCTTATCAAATCCCTGAAGCCCTTAATCGTCCCAATTTCTTTTGCGGTGATGCTCTACTCGTCCACTATTCGTACCACAGTCAAAGAAATTATCTTACTACTACGGGGGATATTCATTTACAGTTTTATAAAACAACAAAAGAAAATGCTTAAACATTCCCCCGAACTTGAGCTATGTGCTACCGCCCACTATGAGGCGGTAATTCTTGAAGATGAATACCGTATCGCCGAACTCTTTGACTATGACAAGCAAATATTTTTTATAGTGGATTTAGGAGCAAATTTAGGGGCGGCCAGCGTTCAATTTCAAAAGTATTTCCTTGAAGCAAAGATCCTAGTCTGCGAACCCGAACCAGAATTAATGAAGTACGCCAAGCTAAACACCGATAACAAACTAATCTATGTGGAAGAAGCCATAATCGGAGATGACCGAAAGGAAGTTACTTTTAATGTCTGTAAGTGGCAGGGCAATCACCACGTGGACGGCAATTTCAGGTGGGACTTATTCTCTCCAATGGGTTCAGAGAAAATAGGCGAGATAAAGGTCAAGGCATCCACTCTAAAGGACATAATGGACAGATATGAGTTCCCGCAGATAGACTTACTTAAAAGTGATACAGAAGGAATGGAAGGGCAGATATTAACAAAGTTTAAGCCATATCTTAATTTAGTAAAACACTTTAGGGGTGAATGGCATGGAGATAAAGATAGGGAAATAATGAAAGAAGCTCTAAAGGACACTCACGATATATTTATTGATAGAAGATACTCTACCCACGGAGAATTTTTCGCCACCAGAAAAGATATAGCCGAAGCACTAAAGAAAGTAATTGAAAAAGATGGGTATAGGATTATAAAACGGGTAGGATTACCAGACATTTTACAAACACTATGAAAAAAGGGATTGTCGTGGGAACTTCTAAATTTACGTCTGCATTTTTGCGCCCAATGCTTGAAAGTATCAAGCAGACACCCTACGATATTTTAATCGTAAGCAACGACAACTATCACCCAGACTTAGCATACTTTGACCGGCAATATGATATAATTGTAAATGATTGGAATGGATGGGAAATCGCCTATATAGAAAGAGGAAAACAAAATTACGAAGAGTTTATCTTTTTAATGGATTCCACTCTCATAAAGGACATTTCACTCTTTGATAAATTGTTCGCCACAGAAGGGAATGTAGTATTGACCAAAGGTTGCTTCCACTATATGGGTAAATTCATAACAAAGGAATTGCCGAATCTCCCCAGAGTCCACGATAAAAATACAGCGATAATGTTAGAAACAAAGTGGTTAGATGGATTTAAATACACAGAGTTTGAGCCAGATCTAAAAGTTCACAGCGATATTTGGGAAGAAAAATTCGGGCAGAGAAGAATGAGATTGGAAAATGAATATATGATAAAGTGGAAGGGTACGGTTTGGATCAGCCCCGAACAAATGAAGGAATTAGAAGCTAGTAACAAACTAACATGATAACTTCGCCCTATTTAAATAAGTCCGATAAACAAGTTGTATATTTTGAAAAGAAGATTAAGGATTTATTTTTAAAAGAAAAGGTAGATGGTGCATTTATTTATTATAGGAAAGATGATGATATTGGGGTAATGAAACTGAATATATGTTGCCACGAACTTGCGGAATTGGGAGCTAGTATAACAAAGGAGGCAGAAAATCTTGCAGAGAATTGCTGTAATTAGATTTACAATAAATAAAGCAAGTGTTATAATTTTATGATATGGAAGTATCTGATAAACAGTTAGATAACAATACGAAACCTTGGTTGTGGAAAAAAGGGCAGTCAGGTAATTTGAAAGGCAGACCAAAAGGTTCAACTATGAAAGAATATGTAAGAACATTCTTATCAAGAATGACTGATGAAGAAAGGGATGAATGGTTGGAAGGAATACCTAAAATAGAAATCTTTAAGATGGCAGAAGGTAACCCGCAAACAGATGTAACAAGTATGGGAGAAAGGATTATCCCAGTTCCTATTTATGGAGGAGAAAGCAAGAAAATTCAAGATACAGAACACGACAGCGACGCGAAAAATCTTTAGTCTTAAAAAGAAGATTAGAGCTGTTTCCGGCGGAACGTCTGCTAGTAAAACTATTTCCATTCTTATTTGGTGTATTGACTATGCCCAGAGTACAGAGAATGAAATCATAAGTATTGTGTCAGAGAGCTTTCCACATTTATTTCTTGGAGCTATCAGAGATTTTGAAAATATAATGAAGGATAGGGGATATTGGAACGATAAGTTGTGGAATATAACTTTGCATACTTATACTTTTGAGAGAGGAAGTAAGATAGAGTTTTACAGTTCTGATTCAGATAAGGCGCACGGGCCGAGACGAGATGTATTGTTTCTCAATGAGGCGCAGAATCTTCCTTTTGCGGAAGCTGATCACTTAATTGTTAGAACGGCTAAGATAGTTTGGATGGACTGGAATCCAACCAATGAGTTTTGGTTCTATGAGTTTATGCTTGGCAAGAGAGACGATATAGATTTCATCACTCTGACTTATAAAGATAACGAAGCTCTTGATGTAGAAATGGTTAGGGAAATAGAATCTCGTAAGGAGCGAAAAGGTTGGTGGCAAGTTTATGGACTAGGACAGTTAGGCGAAGTGGAAGGGAGAATTTATAAAGGTTGGCAGATAATTGATGAGCTTCCGCACGAAGCAAGATTGGAGAGATATGGATTAGATTTCGGCTACACAAATGACCCAACAGCAATCGTAGCAATTTATTATTACAATGGAGGATATATCATAGATGAGATAACCTTTCAGAAAGGATTGAGTAATAAGCAGATAGCGGATATATTTAAAAATCATGATACGGCTTTAGTAATAGCGGATAGTGCAGAACCTAAAAGTATTGATGAAATAGGAAGTTATGGAATCTCTATTGCCAAAGCGGAAAAAGGAAAAGACTCGGTGGCGTATGGCATCTCTTTAGTGCAAGCGCAGAGAATATCTATGACCAAACGGAGTGTGAACTTGATTAAGGAATACAGAAATTATTTGTGGCTAACAGATAAAAATGGCAAAATACTAAATGAGCCAGACCACTTATTTTCACATGGAATGGATGCGTTGCGTTACGCTCTGACTTCAGTTATTAAAAACAATACCGGAGATATGGAAGCTGAAAAAGCTGATAGAATGTTATCACGATTAAGAAATCTCCAAATACAAACGCGATGAGACCAACATTAAATGATCCCGAAGAGTTTGCTATCATAAAATCCATTTACTTTAAGGATGATAGACCGCTACACGAAGAGCTAGATCCCATAGAGAGGTTAGAGAGAATGGAAGCGAAGCAACGTCATCAAAATAAAAGTAGCAGATAGCTTGCTTTTATATTTATATAAAGTCATAATTAAACTATTATGGTATCTATCAAACAAGAGCTAGAAATTATAAAAAGTAATTACGATAAAACTATTGATTTAGTCGATGGACTTAAATTTTCTCAAAAGAAACAAATCCGCACGATAGAGTTTTATAACAACTCAAAATACCTAAATGGACAGAAAGACGAACTAGGACGTGAAAAACCTTTCTTCCAAATTCTAAATGCTATTTGTGATGTAGAAAATTCCGCTAAAGACATTGATACTAAAGATATCCAAATAACTTCGGATGACGCTAATCACTATTTAGAGAGTTGGCTTCTCTCAAAGGATATTTATGTTTGGATGAAAGAAACAAATTTCGCCAAAACATTAAACGATATGCGAGATATGCACACACGCTATGGGTCTCTATTGGTAAAAAAGGTAATGAAAGATAAAGAGCTTACTTTAGAACTGCCAGAGTGGAAAAACACTCTAACCGACCAAGTAGATATAATTAAAGGGGCGATAGTGGAAACTCATTGGATGACCGCCAATGAACTTTCTAAAATGACCGAATGGAATAACGTGGATAAGGTGATAGATAAGTTAAAGAATAGCGGTTCAAGCAAGCGTGTGCCAATCTATGAGATACGAGGCGAGTTTAGTTATGCCACTTACAAGGATGCGATAGGTGAAAAATATACATCAAAGGATGAAAAGACATTCAGTTACCAACTTTACTACATTGCCGGTAACCCAGTAGAGTCTGGTAAGACCGACAGCTTTGAAACCTATGAGAAACTTTATTGCGAAGATGATACGGAGAGAGTGTATAAATATCTGGCGAGGAAACCTAAAGCTGGGAGAAGTTTTGGTGTAGGCGTAATGGAAGAAGGTGAGGAAGCCCAAGTCTGGACTAATGATGCGGTGCTGAAACAATACAGGGCGATGGAATACACTACAAAAGTAATCGGACAATCCGCTTCAAAGAAATTAAAAGGCAGAAATCTTTTAACAGAAACAGATGACGGCACGATATTAGAAACTGAAGAGGGCAAGCCAATAGAAGCTCTTAATCTCTTACCTAGTGGCGGACTCAATCAATATGGACTCTTAATCACTCAATGGTACGATCAGTTAGAAAAAACCACATCAGCTTATGCCGCACAGAGAGGAGAAACTCCACCAAGCGGCACGCCATTTAGACTACAAGCTACTGTTTTACAGCAATCAAACAGTGTCTTTAAAACTTTACAGCAAGAGCTTGGCATATTTATAACCGAGATAATCGAAGATTGGGTGATGCCCTATCTATCCACAAAGTTAAACCGAGAGCATATCCTTGCTTATGATTTTTCGCCGGAAGAACTTAAAACAATAGACGACAAATTTACTGCCAAAGAAGCTAACCAGCGTGCGATTGAACAAATCTTATCAGGTAAAATGGTAACCCAAGAAGAGTACGATGGTTGGATAGAAAATTACGATGAATTTATCAAACAGACCAAATCTCAAAGATTCATTAAAATCCCCAAAGATTTCTACAAGAACTTAAAAGCCAAAGTAACGGTAAATATCACCGGCGAGCAGAGAAATAAGGCGGCGACACTCGAATCCTTAAACAATATCTTAATAACTTACGCATCTAATCCTAATCTTTCGCAAGATCCAGTAGCTTCACAGCTATTAACTAGGATTATTGAGTTGTCTGGGGCAGGAATTTCGCCTATATCTATTACTGGCGCTATAAATGAGAAAGCAAAGAAGGATGCGGAAACTATGCAACAGAATCAAATGATGCAAAAACCTATACCTAGTCCGATGTCTTTGCAGGCCAATCCGTTACCACAATGAAAAGTCTCCAAGAATTTTACCAAGACACCGATACAAAGAATAATGTCCACGAATATCTGATACAATACTTAAAAGATGAGGCCGTGCGAAGGTTAATGGATAGAGAAGAACCTTATGCGGTTGCGGACGCCAAAGAGGTAATTGACAAAGCGTTTGACAATTTAGAATTATTATTTTCTCCCAAGGTCAAGGAGAAAGAACAAGTTAATGGAGCTAGATAAGATGAGAAAAAAAGTAAGCAATTTCACAAAAGAATTTTGGGCTTCGCCAAGCGCGGGATTGCCAGCTACCACTAAAGGACCTTCTATTCGCAACTTTAGTTATAATGTAGGATCAATCGCTAAAGGTATAGCTGAATTTCACGCGACAAGAGGAGTAGGCAAACCACGAAGAACAAAACTAGGTCGTGATTATAAATAAGTAATAATAATTTTATGGACGAGGAAAAAAAGACAGAACCAACACCAGAGCCGGTAGTAGGTACTGAAACTACTGGAACAGTTTAGACCAATGATGTCAATAAACCCATTAACCGCAAATCGGCTCTGCATAAACCGACTATCGCCCGATGAGAGGCACAAACCATCAAATATCTATGGCTGACGAAGCACAAGATGTCGCTGTGGACACAAACACAGAGGTTGTTGAAGCTACCAATAGCAACGAAACCAGTGAACAGGAAGACACTGTGGCTTTACAAGAAAAGTTAGATGCCGCCCTTAAAGCGAAATCTGATTTAACTGCTAGAGCTAAAAAAGCCGAAGGGGAGTTAAAAGCCCTCAAAGCTAATCCTCCTGTTACAAACAATCCACAACTTTCTGACGAACTTAAACTAATTGCTCGTGGACTATCAGATGAGGAAATCGAAAAGGCGAAAGTTATTGCCAAAGGCGCAGACATGACTCTGCAAGAGGCAATCAAAGACCCTCTATTTCTCTCTTATCAGGCGACGCTGAAAGAAAAAGAAAAGAAGGAAAAAGCTAAACTTGGTGCTTCAAAAGGTTCAGGTGAATCGGAAGATGAATCCTTAATCAAGCCAGATATGTCCCGCGAGGAACACGAAAAAGCATTTAAGAAGGTTATGGGTATCTAATAGCTAACATTAAAAACATAATGTGTTAGTCGAAAATCTATGGCTTATCCAACCACGTCAATGTCAAGCACGACGCTTGCCACATCCATCCCGCTTCTTTGGGGCGAGAAAATCAATGAATTCTTCAAGCTGAAACTTCTGATAGCGGATTTCTTTGTAGATCGCTCTTCAGAATTAGCAGGTGGAGGTTCTGCGCTTTACACTCCAAACCTAACGGAATTTGGCGCAAACGCCAAAACAAACGCAACAGCCGTTAAGTTAGCGGCATTGACTTACCTACTGAAACAAAGTATGATGTCTTTATATGAGATGTTATACATGCAACCGAATAGTAAACAGACCGCCTAGTCTTCTAAAAGGCGAGAAAGTGTTTTGTAATCACAAATGTTATTCCATTCAAAAGACGAAGAACTGGAGAAAAGAGAATAACCCAAGATGGACAGGTGGAGCACAAGAATTTGAATGTGAAGTTTGCAAGAAAGTGTGTGTGAGACAAAAACATGGCGAGCTGTTAAATAAGTATTGTTCAGTTGAATGTGCTTCAAAAGATAGAGGTTTATACCAAAGAGGAGAAAATCATTGGAATTGGAAAGGAGGAAGACGAAGGTATCTAATTAAACTCGCTCCGCCCAAACCCGATAAATGTGAAGTGTGTGGAACTCTTGGTTCAAGCCAAAGAAAGGGATTACAATACGACCATAACCATACAACAAAAAAATTCAGAGGTTGGTTATGCACAGGTTGTAATACTACTCTAGGATTAGTAAAAGAAAATCCTAAAATCTTAAAAGCACTGATTAAGTATCTAAAAGTTAATGAAAATCTTTTCTAATATACGGCGAAGTTCCTGAAGAGGATAACGCCTAGGAAGGCAAAATGACGCCACCTACAACGACTAAACGAAAAGACCCGAAAGGGATGTAATAGTCTGAACACTGGCAATAACAAAAAGAAACCAGTGAGAGAAATCCGAAGAGGTTTCTCCCCTCAAAGTGAGGAGTAACAAAATTGAACTTTGAACGCTCCTACGGACACGAAAATTACTCTAACCGTAGATCAGTGGTATGAAGTTAGCTTTGCGATTGAAGATCGCGAGGCGGCACAGGTAAAACACTCTTATTATCTCCAAGAGAGATATGCTAAGAGTTCCGGCTATACGATGGCAAAGAAACTGGAAGTAGCTCTAGCGAGCTTATTTCAAGGTTTCTCCACGGTAGTCGGTGCTTCAACTGCGGCTTTAGGCGATAGCGACATTCGCGCGGCAATTTCCGCTCTTGAATCGGTAGGAATTGATACATCTACCGATGTTGGGTTTTTCCTACATCCATCAGTATTTTGGAAGCAAATCCAAAACATTGACAAGTTCTCTTTGGCAGTGAACTCACCCGTCAATGACCCGACAGCCAAGACACCTCGCGCTTCTTTGTATGGTATTCCGGTTTACGTTTCCAACAACGTGCAATACGTTTCAGGAACGGCTGGACGATACAACGCGCTAGCGCACCGAGACGCTCTGCACTTTGCAACCTCACCACTAGGTAGTGGCGGTTCACTAGGCAGTTCAATGACTGGGCGCTATGGAGTCCGTGTTCAAAGCAATTACATCCCTGATTATCTTTCTACTCTTACAACCGCAGACTTGCTCTACGGCGTAGTAGAGAATAGAGATAACGCAGGAATTTCTGTTTTGACCTCGGCCTAACTTATCAATTTAATTTTAAATTGTTTGCTGGTGTCCACACCTAATTGCGGAACATCAGCAAATTAGGAAACAATTTATGGGCAACGTAATAATTTCACCGAACATTAGAAAGGAAAGTGTAAGGATAGACCCTAGTGGGAATATCATCAATCCAAAGACTAGACAAATAATTAAGCCAGTTGAACCGGAGTATATTGAACCGGTAACACCCAACCTAGACACTAATACTCCACAGAAAGTCGGCAAACTTGATGAGAAAATAGAAAAGTTGATTGAAGATAAAATAGAAGCACTAATAACTAAAAAAATATCCGAAGCATTGGATAAAATGTTATGAAAGTTTACTTTACTAATAATGGATTAGATGGATGCTACAACGTGCGCTGTCTATTTCCTCTTCAAGAGAATGGCTGGGACGGTGATCGGGTAAGAATGGGGCTAGAGCGAATCTCCCCCGAACAGAAAGCTAAAGCTATGGTGGACGCTGATGTAATTGTCTTTCATAGACCCGAAAAAGAAGCACAGTTAGCCATGATGCGAGCTTTACAGAAAGCAGGCAAGAAGGTCGTGATGGATAACGATGATACTTTCAAGGATTATGGCGGATTCAAATTCAATGAGTATATGAACGAGGAGAAAATAAAGCGAGGACTAGACACACTGAATAAAAGTATAGATACCTTTGTTAAAGAAGCTGACCTCGTAACTTGCTCTACGGAATTTCTTAAAAAGGAATATCTTGAATTAAATCCTAACGTAGTAGTCTTGCCGAATTGTGTTGATCCTTTCTACTACCCAGAACCTAAAAGAAATGAAACAGATATAGTGAGAATAGGCATAACAGGAAGCGTAGGCATAACTTCTGATGTAGAAGTGCTGAAGCCAATCATAGAACACTACCAACATGATAAAAGAGTTCGCCTAGTTCTACTTTCACTGCCGCCGGAGGGCGATAATGAAATCTATAAAAAACTTTATGTGGATGAGTACGCATTTTGGAATAAAGTAAACATAGAGTGGCACTCTTTTGTGGCAAGTGATGTGTATTATGAGTATCTAAATGGCTTAAAGTTGGACATGGTTATTATTCCTAGATATGATTCCTATTTTAATAGGTGCAAGTCTAATCTGAAATTCTTGGAAAACTCAATGTTGGAAATTCCTACCGTTGGACAAAGTTTTTCAACTCACGATTCTCCCTATGAGGTCAATCCAAAAGACGCAGAGCATCTTTTACTCGCTACTGATACCGCTAGTTGGATATTTCAGATAGAACAGTTGATAACTAACAAAGAATTAAGGCGAGAAATGGGTCATAAAGCAAAAGAGTACGTGGAAAACAATTATTCCATAGAAAAAAATGCTCACTTGTGGCGAGAAGCGTATGAATCTCTCTTTAATAGTGCTATAATAAATAAATAAAATGTACCCCAAAACAATAACCATACAAAACGATAAACTCAAAACTCTTTTACAGAAAAAAGCGGAATTAGTTGAAATCGGCAGAGCCAAATCAGTAGAGATAGAACAACTAGAAAAGGAAATGGAAGAAACTGACAAGAAAATTCAGGAAGAAGAAAAGAAAGTGGATATTTCCGACATCAATGAGAAACAGAAAGCAGTCGGCGCGAAAGTAGACGAAGCCATTAAAGAGATGGAAGTCCTTAAGAAAGAAATCTTTGACCGAATGATAAAACAAGTTCCAGCAGAACTGCATACAAAATACGACACATTGAAAAAGAAGAAGGAAGAACTGGAAAATGCGCGCAACAAAATTGCCCTCAAAGCGCAGAAGTGGAACGATAAGATAATCCCGCTCGGCAGAGAGATAATGAAACCATTTCTTACGGATATGTATGACGATTACGATTCGCTCTCTTTAGAGGATGGTCAAATAGTCGCAACTATTTTCTCTCATCTTCAAGATTTTAAGAATAATTTTAAGAAAAAACAATGATACCTTTTAGCGACACAAGTACAAATTTAGGAATCCTGCAACGAGCTAGAAAAATGGCTAGAGTTGATTCTTCGCAGTGGGAAACATTCAATGTGGTGAACTCTTGCAACGATTGGCTGAATAAGATTTTTACTTATGGGAAAGGCAACGATAAGAAATTCCAACTTGATGATACAAATCACACTAATCTTCCTATCGGTACTGCAAACCTAGTAGCTAATCAGTCTGATTATTCATTCTTGACTGATGGACAAAATAATAGAATCACTAATCTTACTAGAATAGATATTTTGGACTCTTCAGGTCTTTACAGACAACTTCAACCAATAGACCAAGCGCAACTAGGTGGGATAGCACTAGACGAATGGAATAAAACAGCAGGATTACCGCTCTATTACGATAAAATAGCTGACAACATTATCCGTTTGTACCCAAAACCCGCAACTTCTGTATCTGCCGGACTTAAGTATTATTTCCAACGCTCACCTTCATATTTTGTAGCCACAGACACAACCAAAGCGCCGGGAGTGGCTGACGATTTGCATAGGGGTTTTGTAGTAGCGAGTGCCTATGACGCCGCCCTAACTCTAGGACTAGCCAATTTACAACCATTGAGTATTGAGTTGGCAAAGGAAGAACAGAAGTTGGAAGATTATTTCGCCACAAGGGAGACTGATGAGCCGAATGTATTACAAGTTAAACATCGTTCAAGCAGATGACTATAACAAATATAGCAAGACCAAATTCGGGTGAAACTTGGGCAACCATCTTAACAAGTTGGGCAAGCGAAACAAAAGATTGGTTGTCTATCAGTCAATTATTAACTAACGTCATAAGACCAACATGAGTACAATAACTTCAATAAATTCAGGTGATTTAATAACCAATAGTCGTACTGTAATAAATACAAACTTTAGCAATTTGAATACAGATAAAGAGGAAGTATCAAATAAAGATATTGATACAACTTTAGCGGCAAATTCAGATGTTAAATATCCTTCTCAAAAAGCAATTAAGGCCTACGTAGATGCTAAAGCGTCATTAACTATTGCAGATAACATTGTAGGGCAGTCAGGTCAGCGAAATTACGCGGTAGATAGTGGTTCGAGCGATACTTATGTAATCTCGTTATCCCCAACTCCGGTGACGGGAATGATAGCGGGATTTTCATTTATATTTAAAGCTAACACAGCTAATACTGGGGCGGCTACTTTAAACCCAAACGGGGGAGGTAATTTTCCTCTTGTTAAAGGAGTAAATACTGTTCTCGCTAACAATGATATTTTAGCAGGTATGCTCTGCTTTGTTGTACACGATGGGACGAACTTTATTTTAATGAATCCAAGGGCTTTGTAATGAAACCACAAGGAACACAACAGAACAGTTGGTATTCAGGGATTAGCGATGATCCTCGCGCTATTTCGCAGAGTGGATTTTCAATAGCAAAACACTTTGATATTTTCACGAATCCGAATCGCCTAACTCCTTATAGAAGTTTTGAGACTGATACAAATGACGGAAGTTCGTCAACCGGTATGAAACAATACTTCATCAAAGATTTTCTCTACGCAACCGCATCCGCTAAATTATACGGACTAGGACAAAAAAGTGGAGGACTTACCAAAATAGTCTATAAAGCAGACGCTACACAAGGAAACTGGACTCTGCCAGCTTCTTCGGAGGGCAACGGAGCAGCAAAGAATGGTACATTACTGGAATACAAAGATTATCTATGGGGATTTCAAGGCACAACCCAAGTATGGAAATGGGGACTACTTTCAGGTGTTCCCACTATAACCGACTCCGCCGGCACTGTGGGAACAGTCTATAACACGATTACAGTCGTTTCCGTAGTTGCAGGCGGCACTTTATACAATGTAAATGACATTCTATACATCGGAGGAGGGTCAGGTGGCACTGTTATCGTAACAACAGTATCAGCAGGGGTAGTAACAGCAGTAACTATCGTTGAACCGGGCTATAACTATTCCACAGGCACTAAAACTACTACTACCTCATCTGCCACCGGCACTGGAGCGACTATTGGAGTAACTACTGTCGCCAATACTTCCGTTACAATTTCAAGTAATGCTCAAGGCATAGTGGCTAAAGACGACAATGGATATATTTTCTACAACAACATAGTGGTAAGAATTTACCCTAGCGGGACAGTCCAAGATCAAGCTCTCAAATTGCCGACGAATTTAAAAATAACTTCAGTTTGCAACTTTGGCAACTATATGGCAATCGGTTGTTCGTCTATTAACATTTACAATGGAACTTCTAAAGTATTTTTGTGGAATCTCTACTCTCCCGATGTGCAAGAAGTAATTGACTGGGGCGAGGGAGAATTGCGAGTGCTAGACAATGTGGAGGGAATGTTGGTAGGTATTACTGACCGATATTTAAACAATGCTAGTGGCGCAGGGCGTGGCTCGATGATAATTCAGGGATATTCAGGCGGAGTTCCGCAAGTCTTAAAAGAAGTATTTACTGCAAAGTTAAATGGTATATCAATGCCGCTATCTAAGACTGTTAAAAACAATCGTCTATTCTTTTCAGCTAAGATAATGACCAACGATGTGGGCACGGAATACAACGAAGGACTTTGGTCTTTTGGCAGAAAAAATGTCAATTATCCCTACGCCCTTTCGCTGGATTATATTTCCGAGAACATCACTACGTCAGGGATACAAGGTTTTGGTTCGGCGGGTAATTTCTTCTTCATAGCTCATAGCGGAGACGGAAGCATAGATAAAACAAATGACGTGGCTACCTATGCTTTCACTTCTATTTTAGAAACACAAATACAAAATTACGGCAGTTCGGATATTGAAAAAAGACTGGACAAGATAAAAGTTTCTTTCAGAAAATTAGCGACTGGAGAAAGTTTGGCAGTAAAATACAAAATAGACGGAGCTACAAGTTTTACCACTATCGGCACTTTTAACACAGTCGAGGCAATTTCCAAAACATTTTTACGGGACGAGACTAACGCGGTAGATTTTAAATCAGGCAAAGAGTTTTTATTTAGATTTGAGTCCACCGGAGGATTAGAAATAACAAGTTTGGAGACTTTAGCCACTCCAATGAGTACAATTTGATGGATAAGAATACCCAAGAACAATTACAAGCCCTCAAAAATGATTTAGATTCCTTGACTCAAGAGGTTTACAGAAATAATTTTTCAGGATCACAAGACTTCAACAAATTTTCACGTTTCAATACAAGACTTAAAGTTCCGCATTATGATTTTCCTCCATTAGTTTGTGAGGTAGGAGAAATCATCGAGTCAGGTGGAGTTTTATATCTTTGCAGTTCAGCGAATAGATTCACATTAGTGTAGAATATATATATGGCAACAACAGTAAAAAAAACAGCTCCAAAAGCAGGACAGCCGGGATTCATCGGCCCTCTTAAAGTTGCTCCTCTCCCGAAAGTTAATTTATCTCTTCCAAGTATGTCTTCAGGAGGAACTATTAAAACTGGTACAAATCTTTTATCACCCGCCGTGGCAAAACAAGCATCTAGCGGAGGGCTTGCCGACACCACCTCAAGCCAGCCGGGCGCTTATAGCACTCGTTCTAATAGTACTCCTCCTCCAGTTTATAAAGGACAGGCATACAACGCCCAAGGGAAAGTTATTGCTAGCGGTTCAAGTATAAATCTTTTAAGTCCCGCAGTAGCTAATCAAGTAGCAACTGGCGGATTCCAAAATCTTAGCGGAACTTCAACACAAACCAATTCTGTTCAAAGGTCTAATCTTGCTTCAGGTATTACTAGCAGCCCCACAACTAATGTCATGGGCGTGCAGGATCTTAGTCCGAGTAATACTAAACTTACTTTTCCTGAACCAAAGGTAACAGATTATTCAATGGACATTCCCACTCCGATTGAACAGCAAAGATTAGATTTAGAAGCTGAACAGAAAGGCACACAAGAGGACTACATTTCGCAACTATTGAAAGATTACAACCAAAAAGAATCAGCTTCGGACATAGATAGAAAACTACAAAAACAGTTAGGCATCAAAGAAAAACAGCAAGCAGTTAGCGACTTGACAGGACAACTTAATGGAATAGTGGCTAAAGGACAAGCCAACCAACTTTCTTTAACAGGTCAAGGACGTGGAATACCAGAAGCCATCATTGGTGGACAACAGGCAGAGATAGGGCGAGAAACTGCTATCGCAGCACTCCCTGTGCAAGCGCAACTCTCTGCGGCACAAGGCAACCTAGAGATGGCTAATGATAGTTTAGACCGCCTTTTTAAGATTTATTCCGAAGAAGCGCAAAATGAATTTGATTTTAAGAGAGAAGTTAGAACTAAAGTCTATGAGTTTGCAACGGCTGACCAGAAAAGAAAACTAGATGTATTGGATAAACAAGAAGCGAGAGCTTTACAAGAAAGAGATGCTATGTTAGCTGATGGTAAATCCTATGCCAAGATAGCGTTTCAAAATGGGCAATCTGCGCTAGGGGCGAAAATAATGGGACTTAATCCCAAATCTCCGAATTATCAAAGAGATTTATCTCAACTTCTCACACAACTCAAAGACCCAAATATGATACTTGATTTAGCCATTAAAAATCAGCAACTAGCTAACTTACAGAAAACTAATTCTCTAATGGGTGAACCAACTGCAGCAGAAAAAAAAGCTACAGCAAGTGCATTACAAAATGCTAAATCTAGTATTCCGATAATGAATGATAAAATTGAAGCTGTAGATGCCTTATTAACTAACAATGGGCTTCCTTCACGAGTTGGTACTAATATTCTTTCAAGAACTCCGAAAGGATTTTGGGGAACTGCAGGAAAAGCTTTAACTGGTGTGGGATTATTGGAACTTCCATTTGACGCTTATTCAATGGTCTCTGGTTTAGGTCAAAGTTTCGCAGGTGGTGTCCACAAACTCGTTTCAGGTCTTACACTTGATTCACTTATCGCTGCAAAGGCACGGGGAGCGACTTTCGGCGCTTTAAGCGAAGGAGAGCTGAATATCTTGGCAAATTCCGCTTCGGCAATAAATGATTGGGAAATTAAAGACAGTAAAGGAAATGGGACTGGAATATGGAATATAGATGAAGGAACTTTCAAAACTGAACTCAAAAGTATTCAAGACCTTACTCGTAGAGCGATATTACTTTCACAGGGAACAATTTTAACCCAAGATGAACAAGGTATAATAAATACAACATTTAGCCCTGATAATATGCCAATAGACCCATCTAACTATTACTAACTTAAAATATATGGCTTTCAACGATAAAGAACAACAAATAATAAAATGGGGACTACAAAATGGAAAATCCCAACAGGAAGTAACTCAGGCAATTACTAATTTTAGAACTGGTGTATTGCCTCAAAAACAAGAAGTTCAAGAACCTTCCTTTTTAGAAGGATTAAAAAACGACTTGAACACTAGAGTGGAAAGAACTGGGGGTATTTTAAGTAGACCAGATTCTTCAATAGTAGAAAAAGGTGTTCAAACATTCGGTCAAGGCGCTGGTTTAGCGGCTAATGCGATAGAACAAACTGCTATGAAGATTCCGGGAGTTAAGCAAGTTGTTCAAGGATTTAGTGCAGGAGTAAAATGGCTATCTGAATCAACACCAATTAAAGCAATCGGTAATGTTATTGGTTCAAACAAAACTGTTCAAGATGTTACGCACCTATATGATACTGACCAAAATTTCAAAGACTCTGTGGACGCAGTTGCTAATTCTGTTCGTTTAACTGGTGATGTTCAAGCAATAGCGGATGTTGCTACACTTACAAAGAATGTTGCTAACAAACTATTATCTCATAATAAAGCGAAACTTGCAGATGTAGAAGCTGGTTTTGAACAAAATGGAACGACCGCTAATACAGTAAAAATGCAAGATAAATATATCGCATCGGGCGACTATAAACCTGAAGCTGTTTATAGCAACCCATCTGCTAAAATTTATCAGCCCGCTGTTGCCAAACAGGTTGTTAGCGATGGTGCGAATAACTTTATAGAACATGGTTTTCAGGAACTAGCTAATAAATATACGAGTATGTTCGGTGATTTTACAAAAGTTACTCCCGAGCAAGTTTTGAATAATGGAAAATTGATGGCGACAGAAATAAAAACTGGCTTGTCTGGACTATCGTCTGGATTGACTGACACATTAAAAGTAGGATTAAAAGGTATAACGGATAGCAAACTCGCTGGTAATATAACGAAAGACATATTGCCGACTACAGATAGAATAGTAAATACAGAAGTTACTAAAGCGTTAGACTTGACACAAGGAGATGTAAAAAATATCTCACTATCTACTGGGAATGATGTGGGGAAATTTATGGCTGATAATAATTTAATTCATAATACACTACCAGAGACAATCAAAGCAGTAGATGATTTTTTTAGAACAAATTATGATGCCGTTCGAGTAGAAATAAAGAAAGTGTCAAATATATATAAAGCAAAGGATGTTCCACGCTATGAAGAAGCGTTAAAGGCGATAAAAAAGCAGATAAATGACACGCCAGGACTACAAAAAGCTAATCAGGAGTTAGACGCATTACTAAAAAAGAAAAACATAACTTTGGAAAATGTACAAAGAGCTAAAGAATTATTAGATGAACACTTTTCATTATATAAAGCTACAGGGGATGTTAAGGAAAGCGTGGCTAAAGCTGGATTAGACAATATTAGAGCTAATTTGAGAAGTTTCATTGAAACTGAAGTTAAAAAAAGTACAGGAGCTGACATAAATAAATTAAATAATAATGTTGCTACCGCACGTTCCATTCAGGATGCAGTAGAAACTCGTTCAACTAGAGGATTGACAAGAGCGACCATTTCTGCGGCAGACGTTATTACATTCTTAACAGGTTCAGGATTTACTACTCCTCTTGGCGGAGCATTGGCTGTTCTTATTAAGAAAATTTATCAGAGTCCCACATTCAAATTAAAACTTTCTAAATGGCTTGATACCCTTTCAGATGCTAAAAGATTAAAGATACAAAATGACCTCAAAAAAGGCATCGTCCCACCTGAAATTAAAGCTCAAATCAAACCGCTAAAAAGCCGTTTAAGCCCAGAAAACAAGGATATAACCATAAAGACTGCTACGAATAAAACAGTTAGTAAAAAGACTCGTAATGTTTCCATAGGGTAAGTACAGCATATTACGATTATAAAGTCAAGCCCTAATAATGAAGAAATGCCCTCAGACAAATTAGAAAAATTAAAAGAACTTCTAAAACTCTTGCAAAACGATACCCTTACCCCGAGCGAGGTAAGACAGTTTTTAACTACGGTGCTTGAAACTATTAAGAAGTCCAAGGATGAGTTTCAAAATCTTTCTGCCGAAACCAAGCAAGTAGTCAATTCCCTCTTACAAAAAACATTGGATGAGAACGCTAAACTAGAAAGGAACGTTTCAAGTGAAACATCACAAGTAAAAAAAGAAGTTCTAGCCGAACTTTCCGCAAAAATGAAAGAGATTAAGTCTTTAATGAAAGAGGTGGAAAAGATGAAACCGCAAGACGGCAAAGACGCGGATGAAACTAAAATCGTGGAAGATGTTTTGTCTAAAATTCCTAAAGCAGAACCTTTTGTCTTAAAAAGACTGGAGGTGGTAGAGGAAATAAATAGGGGCGAAAAAAATTCACTAAAAATAGAGCGAACACAAGTGGCTGGATTAGATAGTTTGGTAGATGAAACTAGATTAAACCGAGCTATCAGCATCCTTGATCAGCGCACTCAATTTTTAATAAATAGACCAAATAGTGGAGGAGGAGGTGGCACTTGGGGTTCTATTACCGGTACACTTTCTACTCAAATAGACTTGCAAAATGCACTAAACGCTAAACAAGATACTCTATTAAGTGGAACTACCATAAAAACTATAAACTCTGCTTCACTTTTAGGTAGTGGAGATATTGCTCTAGCCCCCGCCCTTGGAGCGGATGATAATTATGTTACTGACGCGCAGTTAGTTGTGATTAGTAATACTTCAGGAGTAAACACCGGCGATAATGCTGCCAATTCTCAATACAGTGGATTAGCAACCAGCAAGCAAGATACTTTGATTTCAGGCACTAACATTAAAACTGTCGGTGGGACTTCTTTATTAGGTAGTGGAAATATATCAGTAGGAACTGGTACAGTAACCATTGTATCTGTGGCCACTGCTAACGGAGTTTCAGGGGTAGTAGCGACAGATACAACTACGCCAGCTATTACCTTGACTCTTGGAGCAATCACTCCTACCTCTACAAATGGAGTTTCATCTGCAACTATGGCGTTTCTTGACGCTACTTCCAGCGTGCAGACACAACTAAATGCTAAAGCACCATTGACTGCTCCGACCTTCGCCACTTCTATTACAGGGAGTTATCTAACTGCTTCACAATTATTAGGCACTGATGGGAGTAAAAATATCGTATCGTTAGCGGTGGCTACTTATCCTTCTTTGACGGAATTAACTTACTTAAAAGGCGTTACGAGCGCAATACAAGCACAAATCAACGCAAAAGGAGCGGGAACAGTAACAGTCGTCTCCGTAGTAACCGCAAATGGGGTATCGGGTTCGGTAGCGACTGACACGACGACCCCCGCTATTACTTTAACCTTAGGAGCTATCACGCCTACCACAGTAAATGGAAATACTTTTACTACGGGTTCTTCTACTTACACGGGGACGGCGGCTCAAACATATACCTTTCCGAGTGCGACAGATACAATAACGGGAATTGCGGCGACACAATCTCTAACGAATAAATCTTTAACAAATCCTAAAATATATTTAGCGATAAACGCCCAGACTAATGACTATACTCTTGCCTTGACTGATGCTTCGGATTTAGTAGATATGAATAAAGCGTCCACAGTTACTTTAACCGTGCCTACGAACGCTTCTATCGCTTTCCCTATTGGAACTTCAATTTTGATTAGAAAACTCGGAGTAGGCGATGTGGTTATTGCCCCTGCCGGTGGGGTAACAATTCAAACTTCTTCGGGAACTTCCACAATCACTACCCAATATAATTTTGCTTCCTTGATAAAAACCGCAACCAATACTTGGACATTGAGTATAGGTGAAGTAACAGGAGTGGCGAATACAGCTCTCTCTAATCTGTCGGCGGCGGCGATCAACACTACCCTTTTGCCAGGAACGGATGATGGCGCAGGACTTGGAAATGCAACGCACAACTTTTCAGACCTTTTCTTGGCTTCGGGGGCGGTAATAAATTATGCAAATAGCAATGTTGTTTTAACGCACACATCGGGAGTCTTGACACTAACTACTGGAACATTAGCTCTCGGAGCGAATAATTTAACCATGACAGGTTCTCTAGGAGCGACTGCGGCTCGACTGACTAAAGGGTGGTTCACCGACCTTCAAGTAACCAATGCTATCGCTGGAAGTATTACAGGTACTGCGACTGCCATAGCATCTGGTAGTGCTAACATACCTGCATTTTCGGCTTACGCTACGGGTAATACTACGCTTGCTACTTCTACACGAACAATAATTGCATTTGCCGCCAAAGAGTTTGATATTGGAACATATTATTCTACTTCTACAAATTTATATACTCCATTAAAAGCAGGAATTTATAGATTGTCTGCCGCTATTACTTTGACTACTGCGGTCGCTTTAAGTAACTATGGAATTGAAGTTTGGAAAAATGGTGCGTTCTATAAAAATGGGACGGTGCAAAATGAAACTACCACCAATGCAGAATTGCATTTAACAGTTTCGTGTTTGGTTAGTATGAATGGAAGCACCGACACTCTTTCTATTTATGGTTTCAATGGAAACGCAGTAACAGCTTGTACGGTTTATGGGGCAACAGGATATACTTTCTTTGAATGTAATTATGTCGGACCAGCTTCTTAAAAGCAATTATTTATGTTCCCATTTAACACAGTAATAAAAATTACAATAGCTCCACCCGATAATCAATATATGCTTTTGGGAGTTAATGATTTTCTATTATTAGATGACAATCAACAAATAACCTTATGAGTACAAAAATAATTGACCTAGACCTTTTAACTTCACCCAGTACAGCCGATATTATTCCAGTATTGGATGTGAATGATAACAATGTTGCCAAAAGAATGACATTGGGAACTATGCCGCTTTCTACGCCGACACAAACCGCTCTTGATTTGAAACTGAACGCTACCGCCGTGAGTGCTTTCGGTCTCACTCTCGTTGATGACGCTGATGCCACTACTGCCCGTGCTACTCTCGGATTAGGAACTTTAGCTACTCAAAGCGGAACATTTTCAGGGACTTCCAGTGGAACGAACACAGGAGATAACGCAACGAACTCTCAATACTCTGGGTTAGCGTCTAGCAAACAAGACACTCTAATCTCCGGCACTAATATCAAAACTGTCGGTGGAACTTCTCTGCTTGGTAGTGGTGATGTGCCAGTCGGGACTGTTACTGCAGTATCCATTGCTACTGCCAATGGCTTTTCAGGTTCTTCTTCCGGCGGAGCAACACCCGCTCTTACCATAATAGCTGGGGCTATTACTCCGACCTCCATCAACGGTAATGCGATTACCGCAGGCACAGGAACTTTAGCTCTCTCTACTTTCACTTTAACAGTGGCAGGGACGGCTTCTATCACAGGAACTAATACTGGCGACCAGACAACAGTATCAGGCAACGCTGGTACAGCTACTACATTACAGAACGCCAGAACTATCAATGGAGTTTCTTTTAATGGTTCGGCAAATATCTTTAGTTACATATTTGTCGGTACTTCGTCAGGAGCAGCGACTACTGGGGCAAATGTAACTCCAGTGGACGTACCCGGTTTAGTTTGGACTTATGAAGCTAATTCAACTTATGTTTTTCGATGGATTGGAGGGATAACTTCAACTGCCGCTACTACGGGTGTTGGGTTTCAATTAAATGTTTCTTCAGCTATTACTCGTATTCAAATGACTTTTGTTCATCAACTTGCAGCAGGTGTTTCGGGAACATTGACGGGCGGTTCTTCAAACGCTGATGATGCTTCGCTCGGAACTTCATCGGCACAACCAGCCACTACTACTAATCCTGTAACTGGTTGGGGATTATTAGTTACTGGGGCTAATACTGGTACAGCACAACTGCGCTTTAGAAGTGAGACTACAGCCGTAACTTCTTTTGATATTGGAGCAGTGTTAGTTGTAGAGAAAGTGATATAGTAGATATTATTAGCTCGATTATTAACTAATTAAAAAAACATGACTGGTACAGAAAAAGGTTTATCGTGGGTAGCTGTAATTATCATCGTAGGATTACTTGTGGCTTGGATGTGGGTTCACAATCAGAAAGTTCCTGAATCAACTCCGCCTACTTATAAAATAGGCGACAAGGCATCAGCCGCAGACTTAAAAGATTTTGACCCAACTATAAAGACGTTTAACAGTAATTTAGGAAAATGACATGGAAAACTTTACCAAAATTTTGAGAGACAACTGGTTTATAATACTTTTTTTTGGGAGTATAATTATTACATGGACAAATTTCTCCAACCGCTTGTCCTATGTGGAAACTACGATTGCCAATCTGACTGTAACCACGGCGGAGATAAATCAGATAAATGTAAGCATCGCCACTATTCAGAATGACATTGCCAACATCAAACAAACATTGAACAATTATCAAATCAAAATCAAGTAAGGTCGGTAACTTATTAGTAACTTATGAATTAAATTTATGGATGTAGACTTAGTTAATTTTATCGGAATAGGTGTGGTGGGTGCTGTTTTGTCTTTGGCTTTTGAGTATTTCAAAACCACTAAAGGCACAGCGAGCAAGGTATGGGCGATAGTGCTTTCAGTGATAGTGGGAATTGCGTATGTCCTTATTCGAGACACAGTGTGGTACTCCACTATTCTCGGAATACTCGCCGCTAGTAGCACGATATACGCTCTGTTCTTAAATAATAAATGATATTCAAAGAAAAGGGCAGAGATACTCACCAGAATCGGAATGTCTGCGGGCTTTGCGGAAAGTCTTTCAGGCAGGAGCTTGAATTTGTTTTATCGGCTAATATTTTTGCGTGTCAGTCTTGTTTTCTGAAACTGATGAACCAAAATGACACAGAATGAACAAAAAACTAAAATACCGACATGCGATTTATGTACCAACAAAGCATCAGTTTTTCTCTGTGAGGACTGCTACAAAGCGGGGAAAGAACCCATATTAGACGAATTATCTGATGACTAAACTTACACTAAAATACCCAATCAATCCTTTCTTTGTCAATTACGCTTTTGGGCGTGTAACTGACTTATACACCGCACAGGGTATGAAAGGTCATAATGGCGTAGATTTAAGAGCATACCGTGGACAGCCAGTCTATGCCTCGCACGATGGCGTTTGCTATCCTGAAGTAGACAATGGTGGAGGTAATGGCGTGGTAATTCGCACGTTAGTTTCGTATGAATACGAAGGCAAGGATGTATATTTCAAGACTATTTATTGGCATCTCCTTCAAGACAACGCCGTGGTGCAGACAAAACAGGAAGTCAAAGCAGGCGATTTAATCGGTTACGCAGACAATACAGGAATGTCCACCGGCGATCATCTTCATTTCGGGTTGAAACCACAGGCGCAAAATGAAACTAATTTTACTTGGTACAACACCGAACAAACCAACGGTTACTTTGGAGCTATTGACCCGATGCCCTATTTTTATGCGATTCCGCTAAAATATATTTTCACCAAAACTCTTAGAAAAGGAATGTGGAATAGCGATGTTTTAGAATTACAGAAGTTTCTAAATATGGGAGGAAACAGTTTAACTCTTGACGGAATTTTCGGCGATAAAACTCTACTGGCTGTCAGAAGTTTCCAAAAAGGACAAAACTTAAAAAATGATGGCATAGTCGGTGCTTTAACAAACGCTAAAATAAATCTTCTAATGCACTTATATGAGTAAACACAAAAACTTTTTAGATAGTCCAAGTCAAGTAAAAATAGACAGTAAACCTCCTTTAACCGACCAAATAAAGAAAGATGCCCTAGATGAAATCATAGAAAGAGAATCTCCAAAATTAAAACCACTGGAAAAGAAGATAAGTTTCTTTCCCTACTGCATTTTGGTTATTATCTTCGTAGTTGTTTTGTTTCTTTTACTTAGGTAGAATTACACTTTCGAGCGGATCTTTGGCTCCGGCTGGGGATTTTCGGGAGAAAACAATATAAGGACTCAGAAGAAATCTCGCTTGTCGGGATTTTTTCTTTTGCCCATGATATAATCAAGTTATTATTAGCTTTGCAACTAGGACTGGCGACATACCTGCAAAGCGTGTCGCCAATTTTGGTATAAATGACATGAAAAGTGAGAGACCTCTTTTGGTTTGTAAGTTTTGATGTTCAGGATTTTGATATTGTAAAAAAATATCGTTGGTATATTAGTGGGACAGGATATGCGTGCCATAAATTCAATAACAAAAATGTCAAATTTCATCATCTTCTTATGGGCAAAAAAGATGGATTAGTAACTGACCATATAAACAGAAATAAATTAGATAACCGCAGGAAAAATTTACGTTTCGTTACTCATAAAAATAATTGTCGGAATAATAATGTTGAGGGAATTTCATGGAGCAAAAATAGAAAAAAATGGATTGCCCAGATAGGAATAGACGGCGGGAAAAAACATCTTGGCTCTTTCGAATTACGTGAAGATGCTCTGAAAGCACGCAGACAAGGAGAATTGAAGTATTGGGGAGACATAAAATTTTACCCAACATAAAGTATAATTTGATAGGAAAGCCGTTTCTCAAAATTGAACATTCGTTATGAAAATGCCAAATGGATTGAAAAAGTGCGTTGTCTGCAAGAAAAAAAAACCTCGTAAGAAAATGGGTTGTCAGCTCTCACCTCCTCTAGTCCAAGTAGAGACGTTTATTTGCTCATTTTCTTGCGCTCAAATCTATCTAGCTAGGCGCAAGAAGAACGAAGTCAAGTGGCGGGAAGGAGCTGACTAATGCTAACAACTGCGGACTGGGAAACCATGAAAGTCTGCCAAAACTGCGGAAAGGTCAAACCACGCCGAGAAATGATTTACTCATTCTTAAATGGTAATCTGCTTCTCTGCTGTTTTGAGTGTCTGAAACAATGGTCGGAAAAAAAAGAAAGGTTCAACAATGAAAGAAAGAAATAACCACGAAATTAGTTTCACACCACGGAGTTCAATCAAGGCGTGGGTCATCGATGGTATTGGTTGCACGTTGTTCTTTGTTTTATTTCTCTTGGCTTTACTGCTTTGAGAATAAGAAAGGAGGTATCCGACTCGGACATAAAGGTCGGAAACAAAGCGTGGGTTGGACTTCTTCCCACGCTTTTTATATAATTTTACTGTCGGGTCTTTGTTAATTTTACCCGACACTTTTTTGGGGCAGGGCGTTTACAAATCTTTTCGCACCTGCACATTTCATAGCTGATCGCCCCGTAACAGGGGCGTTTCAGTTTGCATTAAATAAAGAAATGTGGTAAAGTATAGATGTGAGCCACAATTTAAGTCTTAAAGGCGACCGCCAACACTATTGATAGCTTGGCGGTTTTGCTTTGTAATAAGTTATCCACTTTTAATTCACTTGGAAGAGGAAAAAGGGCTTGCGAAACTTTATTGACTAAATTATAATTTCAGTATGTGTAAAGAGAAAAAGACAATTGAAGATTTTTACTCTATTGCCTTTTTGGCAAATGTGTGCAATTCTGTAGTTGTCTCTTTACACAGAGCCGGAGAACCGCAACCATTAACTTGGTGGCGGTTTTTCGTCTCTGGTCGGTAATTACTAAATTAACTATATAAAACAATGACAAGGGAAGAAATGAGAAAAGAGATACAACGAGATAAATGGCTTCCTTACCCCGCTAAATATGGAGGTGAGATGTATATTTCACCAAAGGGAGATAATGTAGTTTGTTTTCATTCCAAGATTCAATACAATACCAAATACTCTGATCCTACTCTACAATTTTGGCAATGCATAGACTGCGGAGATTCTTCAATGAAACCACACGAATACGTTTATAGTTTTACTTCTTATACACCAGATTTTTTTGCTCCAGTTGAGAAACTCTATGGGAAACAAACAACGATTTGTTAAAATCTGGGATAATTTGATGGATAATGAGATTTTCTTCTCAACTTTAGGTTTAAGAATTTGGCTTTGGTGTCTATTGAAAGCTAATTGGAGAGATGGTTCATTTCCAATGGGGAACAAAATAGTTTACATTGCAAAAGGGGAATTTATTACTGGCTCACTCAAAGCAACCTCCGAATTAAGAGTTTCAAAAGCTACTTTTTGGCGCTGGATTGAGAGATTAGAGGTGGGACACTACATTCGTACCTCAAAAACACGAAAATACACAATAATTACAATAGTAAATTGGAATACCTACCAACAGAAAAATGACGAGGGTGAGACGAAAAGTAGGCACATACAAGAAAGAATACATAAAGAATACAGTATAGAAGATTTTATTAACGCATTAAATAACGATAAACCAAATGATGAACGCAAGTAAATTGGCTTTAGATAAAGAATTCCCTACCCCCAACCCCCTCCCCAAGGAGGGGGCTAGTCTCGTAACGACTGCATTGCACTATATTTCAAGTGGGAAATCTATTATCCCCGTGGGTAGAGATAAAAGGCCATTACTGAAATGGCAAGAATTTCAGGATAGAATTGCGACCCCCGAAGAAGTGCGTAGCTGGTGGAATAGATGGCCTACGGCCAACATTGGGATAGTAACGGGTAAAATTTCCTCCCTTACCGTGGTAGATGTGGAGAAAGGCGGCGATATCTCACGTTTTCCAAAGACGCTCACTATTGAAACCGGCGGTGGTGGACGGCACTTGTATTATGAATATTACCCAATAAAAAATAGAGCAAGAGTTTTTCCTTTGACTGACATTCGCAGTGATGGCGGTTATGTAGTTGCCCCGAATTCAATTCACGCATCCGGTAACAAATATAAAGTTCTGAATGAAAGTAAGATGGCTCCTTTTCCGGCAGAACTTTTTAATGAGAAGGAGAAAGTGAATATCCCTGAAGCACTTGACGGAGTTTCCACAGGATCAAGGAATGAATCCGCCGCCGCCATAGCTGGGGCTTTATTGCGAACGTTTTGGAAGCAGAAAGAGACTGCGTGGAAAATGTTGGAGAAATGGAATGATGCGAACATACCTCCTCTTTCTCATTACGAACTACGTTTGGTTTTTAACTCTATTGCGCAAAGAGAAAGCAAAAAAGAACATACTTTAGAAAAAGAAGATGCACAGATTGTGAGTGAACCACTGGAGTTTGTTTCAATGACAAAAGTTTTAGAAATGGGAGATGTAGAACTTACGAATACCAGAGCTGAAGATATTGTTTCGTTCGGTTATTCCTTTCTTGATGAGAAGTTGACGGGTATTTTCAAAGGTGAGTTAATTATTCTTGGAGGCGAAACTGGAACGGGTAAATCTACTTTTACGGCGAACATAATTCAAAAAGCGAGCAAGAAAAATAAATGCTGTGTCTTTGCATTGGAGGGGCCGCTACGAGATTATGGAATTAAAGTTATTTATTTTGAAATTGGAAGACTGAAGGGTAAAAATTATCCGTGGAACGATTATCGTCGAAATGAAATCAAAGACCCTGAATATCCAAAATATAAAGCGCAAGCGATAGAGAACTTGAAAAATGAGAATATATTTTACGCCAAGATAACTCGGCAGATGGATATTGAGACGTTAGAGCGAGAGATAGACCAAAAAGTTCAAGAGGGTTTCCAGTTATTTTTGATAGACCACCTTCATTATTTTGACCTCTTAAAAGGACAACATTCCAAAGCTGATTATATTGAGAAAATAATGGGAAGAATTAAAGCTCTACAAAATAAAACAGGGGCAAGAATTATTCTGGTTGTCCATTATAAAAAGTTGGAGGGCAGGAAGCCCACGATAGATAGTTTCAAAGATAGCATCTCAATTCCACAGAACGCCGACTATGTGATTAACCTCTGGCGCGACAGGAGTGAACAAGGTAACCATTTGAAAACACTTCTTTCTGTTCCAAAAAGCCGAAATCCTAATGGCGAATTTACGCTAGAACTGACTTTTGATCCTAACAAAAATGATTATGAAAAAACTGCTGAAAGTTTTGGAACTTATCAAGAAGAACTAGATAAACAATTCTAATGGAAAAATATAATTGCAAAGATGAAGAGTGTATAAACTTCGGCAACGAACTAAATGAAAGTGATTTAATTATTACAAAAGAAGTTTTTAAGAACGGGACGACTCATTTGAAAGCCATTACTTCTTGTTGTAAAAATTTCGTAAAATGGATGCCGCAAGGACTTCCACCTACACTTTACTTTGGAAAGTACGAAGGTAGGACTATACAAGAGGTGGCTCTACTAGATTTGGCGTATCTAAAATGGCTTTATGGAGAAACGAAGAATGCGAAATTAAAAGAAAAAATCGGTAAAGTAATATACCAATGAAAAACACTATTCAAGATCGCCAAGACCCTAGGTGCTTATTTGTGGAGCATATCGCTTGGATTCAAAAGTTCCCGCCCACGTTACTTTATAAGAAGAAAGAAACAATGAAGGAATTAGAACTAAACAAAATACACAATGTGGATTGCCTAGAATTTATGAAAACTTTACCCGATAAGTGTATTGATTTGGTTCTAACTGACCCGCCGTATGGAATAAACGTGGGTAAGCCAATCGAGAGAGAGAGAGAGAGTTGAAGTCGGCGGGGCAAAGCCGTTCGGTAAAGGTGGGCATACAAGGAGTATCGCCCCCAAAAGTTACTTGGGGTTTGACGATACTAGAATCCCGAGTAAAGAAGTATTCGAAGAAATGATGAGAGTAAGCAAAAATCAAATTATCTTCGGCGGAAATTATTTTGTAGAGCATTTAAGTAATTCCTCTTGTTGGCTGGTTTGGGATAAAGATAATGGAGAAAGTTTTTTTGCTGACTGCGAGCTTATGTGGACATCCTTCAAAACCGCAATAAGAAAATATAAATGGAAATGGAACGGGATGCTACAAGAACAAATGGGCAGGAATAAAGAAGAACGCTATCACCCTACTCAAAAGCCGATAGAGTTAATGCGACAAATCTTGCGAGATTATTCTAAAGAAGGAGAAATCATTTTTGACCCGTTTCTAGGGAGTGGAAGCACCGCAATAGCTTGTAAATTAGATAAACGAAACTACATCGGCTGTGAAATTTCCCCTGAATACTGTAAAATAGCCGAAGATAGAATTAAAAGCATAAGCAATACTTTATTTTAGGAAGATATTAGTAATGAAATGACCTCTTTCTCGATAAAATGGGTTATCCCCATAGTAGCTTGCATTGTATTACAACCTGTGCTATACTCTCAATATGGCTTATATAGAGAATAGGGAAACATTAACAACCACCATTCACATTCGCTTGCACGAAGAGCAGAGGTCGTGGCTCAAAAAGGAGGCGGAAAAATGGGAAGTGTCCGAGGCGCAGATTATTAGAGGTTTAATAAACTCAAAATTAAGCAAATATGAAAAAAAATAACTTAACAAAAGAAATGGAGTTCAATGATTCCGAGCATAAAGCCGGCTACCACCAAACATTCACCGAACATTGCTACGAGTGCGAAAAACAAAGCAGACTTATACAGGCGTTCCGCACCGTGAACCAAAAGTTGTATCGTGCATTCCCTTCTGACAACGAAGCATTACACAATCCTTATGGAGAGAATTTCCCTCTGGGCTATACGCCTGAATAAATTTATGAGCTACTCAAATCAATCACAATTAGAAGATGAATGGTTAAACCAAGGCATAGAAGTAAGAGTTACGTTCTTTAAAGGCGGGCAATCTCTTTTTAGAAGATATATTCTAACAGATGGGCAAGTTCCAAAAGCCGCCCAAGATGGATTACAAGAAATGGTCGATACGATTCTTGGCACGAGCGAGATGAAATGAACCGAGATTTACTCATCACAATTATTATGTTTACTTTCTTTGGTTCAGCTTTATTAGCGTTAATAATGAATTAAATATGGACAAATCACTTAAAGACAAAGCAATAGATTTTAAAGGTAAATCCTACGTTCTTGTAGCCGATCGCGTGCTTTTCTTCAATGAAATGTATCCCGATGGTTCTATCACGACTGAATTGATTAGCGCGCCGGAAGCTGACACAGTAATAGTCAAAGCCACAGTAAAACCAAATGACAAGCAAATCTTTACCGGCTATTCGCAGGCAACATGGGGTGAGGGCTACATAAACAAAACTTCAGCTTTAGAAAACGCCGAAACTTCGGCAGTTGGAAGGGCTTTGGCTTTTATGGGAATTGGAGTTATTGAAAGTATCGCCAGCATTGATGAGATAAAAAAAACAACCACAGGTCGTAAAGAATACAATGCCAAGAATAAAAAAGACCAAGACGAAGGTATTGATCCATTAGAAGGAAGTGATGTAGATATATTCTAAAATGATAATCATTAAAAACTTCAACATATTCCGCAACAAGAAAAGCGATAACGAAAAAGCCCCAACACATAGAATAAGCATTAAGGTTGGAGAAAGTTATGCTGACGCGGGAGCCGCGTGGACTAAAACTTCGCCTAAAGGTGATAAGTTTCTTTCAGTAAAGTTAGCCGATGCTTATGTAGACCACACTGACAAGTCAAAAATCCGCAAAGGCATAGTTTTAGTCTTTGAAGAAGATTTGAAGGAATTAGCCACTCTAGCGGGGGTGGAGATACCACTACCGGAAGCCACGCAGAAGCCCAAAAAGGCACTTGAGAGCGATTTAGAAGCAATTTAGGCATAATGACTAAACTTCCAGTAAAAAACGAAGAATGGTATGAGGCGCTTGTGGAGGAATGCAAGGCGATTATCACGGAGGCAGTTTTTACTTCTAGATGGGCTTTGGTGGAGGGGTATTGGCGGTTAGGTGAACGGATAGAGACTGATGAGAACTTCAAGAAATTTAGCAAAGGCAATCAGAGTTCCTTGCAAGACCTTGCAAACAACTTGGCGACTTCCGAGAGAACTATCTACTATGCACGGCAAGCATACAACAAGTTTCCTGAATTAAGCAAAATTCCTGAAGGAAAAAATATCACTTGGAATAAACTCATTACACTTTATTTACCCGAACCCAAAGAAAAAAAGGAACCGCTATTACCTATTAAGGGAAAATATAATGTTTTTGTAATTGACCCTCCTTGGGCTTATGGAACAGAATATGATAGTGAAAGTCGTAGAGTAGCTTCGCCATATCCTGAAAAGAGTGTTGAAGAGTTAAGCGAATGGGGAAAGATTGAATTTGGAAAAAGTGCTGATAAAAATTCTGTAATATGGTTATGGGCTACTCACAAATTCCTAAATGATAGTTTTCAATTATTGAAGGATTGGGGTTTTGATTATAAATTAACGATGGTATGGAATAAAGAAAAACTTGGGATGGGGATATGGTTGCGTTGTCAAGCGGAATTTTGTTTAGTGGGAATCAAAGGTGATTATCATAAGTATTGGAATTTAACGAACGAAAGAGACATTATAAGTTCACCACGCACAGAACATTCAAGAAAGCCGAAAGAGTTTTATAAGATGGTCGAAAAACTTTGTTCTGGTAAAAGAATAGATATATTTTCTAGGGAAAAGCATAATGGATTTGACCAGTATGGAAACGAGCAAAACAAGTTTTGATAAGGGAAGTGAAGGTGAAAAACGAGTCGCGGAAGGGTTAGCAATTCTAGGAATTATAATTTATGGCTAAATACCAAATCACAAATAAAATAGAAAAAGAATGGAACGGCAAAAAATTCATCCAAGCTACGCTGGTAGATGAAGAAACTGGCGATGAATACCCGAACATCGGCGCGTGGGCGGGAGAATTCTCCGGGGAATTCTTTGAAGGTGAGTTAGAAAAATCAGACAAAGGATATTGGAAAATCAAGAAACAAGCAAAGGGCAATCCTAACTTTAAGACACAGCAGATTGAAAAAATTGTGGAGCGAAAAGAAAACTCAATTTCCAAATTTCAAGATAATAAAGAGTTTTCAATTATGGTAGCTTCCACGATGAGCGGGGCGGTGGCATTGGCGGTGGCAGAACAAGAAGGAGATATAAACATGAAAGATACTCCTGCCCCACTATCTAGTTCCATTCTTAAGTGGCGCAAGTTCTTACTGGATAATTGGAATGTCAATCCAAAAGATTTAGACCCTCTTAAATAAATTTATGTCAAACATACCACTAACAAAAATAGAAGAAGATGAGGAGATAATGGAAAAGGAAAAATTAGTCTTAAAATTTGACCATTACAAGATTTATGCCGATCCAAGAAATTACATAGTAGCGGATAGTCGGACAGAAAGTAGAAGGAATGGAGTATTCCGAAGAGGTGAAGCGCTAGGCTTTCATAGAACTTTGAGCGACGCGCTAGAAGATATTTATGAAATGGGTCTGAAAGATAAAGTTACGAATAGTAAAACAGTTGAAAACTTGGCAAAAGCGATAGAAAGTTATCACAATGACTTCTTAGATAAGATTAAGGCATTAAAACAATTGGAGACAGTGAATCTAGAGGGCTTGCGTGAAGCCCGCCAGAGGGCGTAGACAAGAGTATAGCCCAAAAACGACATTATGGCTGATGACATCATTAAAACAACCGAAACGATGCTAAAAGAGGGTAGTTTAACCACCAACCCTCACGGCGCGGCAGACCAGAAAGCAAAGTTAAGTGGGGAGTTCAGCTTCTCAATAGGAATTTTGGAAGATATAATGTCACGAAAACCTCTAATTTGGACTACGATGAGAGCCAAGCATAAGTCAGATAAGGCGTGCGATAATGAATGGTCGGCCACGGAAGATGGTATCAACGAAATAGGGATGCGATTAAGGGTAAAAAGAATCAGTGTTTTGATTTCAGCTCTTAATAGCTTAATGAAACTTGCCGAGTATGAAATGCGGAATGTATGACTAAAAAAGAATTACAAGTTTATAAAGAAGCAAGACAAATATGCGCATGGCTTGGGTATAGAGATATTAAAATTCCAGCGGAATTATTAGAAATTGCCGTAAATAAAAAATTTAGGGGAATTACCTTAGGTGATTATCCAAAATTGAAACTAAAATGAAAACATACGAACCAATACCTGCATTTTTAGACCACAAAAACTGCCAAAACCATTCAAATTTTATGCTGTCTTGCGAGTTCACCAAAAAAGAAGATAGGGATTTATTAGTTAATGTGCTAGAAAATTACATTGAAACGGACAAAGTTACGCAAGAAAAGTAAGCAGAAGATTCCGGTTCTCAAAAGAAAACTTTGGAAAGTATTTTCTGATTATATTAAGAAGAGGGATAAAAACATTTGTTTCACTTGTTCACGAAGATGTGAAGGTAGCGGGGCGCACGCCGGACATTTCATTCCAAAAAGTGTCGGTGGACTTGCTTTATACTTTGATGAAGACAATGTTCATACCCAGTGTTTCAACTGCAACATTAATCTTTCCGGCAACCAATACATTTACGGAATAAAGCTCGGCGAAGAAAAAGTAATTATGCTAAACATTCTAAAAACCGCCTATACAAAATGGAACGCTGAAGTATATTTAGAGAAAATTGAGCATTACAAGAAATTATTATGAAAATTTACGAAAAATACTTAATAACCATCCCCATAGCTTTCATACTGGTTTTTCTTACTTACGGGTGTTCTTATTCATTCCCCACTTACGCTTGGCACTTTGGCTGGCTAGGAGGGGCGTTAGCGGTGTATATTATTATTAAATAGTTGGCTTACTTTACAGCCGAATTTTATGGAAAAGTTGAAAGAATTGCTAGATGGATTGGTGGCGGAAAAGTCGTTGTCGTTTGATGTTTTAGAGCAGTTGCGTAAAGTAAAAACCGAATCGGATGAGTTGATTAAAGTAAATCTTGACCGTTTAGAAATTATTAAAGCAAGAGATACTCAAATCAATCAAAACAATAGTAAGATAAATGAATTAAATGCTCTTGTAAATAACTGGCAGGCAAGGGATAACGCTCTTATTAAAAGAGAACAAGCAGTTTTAGATATTGAACATAAAAATGAGATTGAAAAAATGAAGGCGGAACACGCAAATTCTACACTCATTCAGGTTAAAGAAATAGTAGGAATGGTATTTAGAAATACAAGTATTAAAAAGGCAATTACTGGAACAGAAAACATCGTGCAAGGGGGAGGTATGAATTCTGGAAGTTATAGTGAGCCGAAAACTTTGAATAAATTAGAAACATTAACGGAAGAATAAAATGGAAGATACACACGAAGCATTAAAAAGTTGGGAAAAAGACGGACTAGGTTATTTCAAACTTATGCTTGAAAACGGCTATGAAGTTAATCTTGAACCTTTAATCTTTGACGAGCAATGGTATCTGGCGATATATAAAGACCAATCTCTAGTTGCCCCGAAAGTTGTCGTAAAAGTCGGCAAGCCCGCAGATTATAAAAAACCAATAGAAATATCATAGGCGGTGTATATTATTAAAAATATATGAAATCAATACAACAAGCTATGTTAGAAGAAATATATATTAAGGCGGATAAAATTGCCAAAGAGAATAAACCACAAATAGTTTCAACAGAACAATTTTCAAGACAGTATTTTATCACCCTAAAACAATTAGAAAATATATTAAAAGAATTTATGGATTAAAAGATTTATGAAACCAAGTATAAGAATACAAGAAATACGAGAGAAGATTAAAAACTCTATGACCAGTGAGGATTCGTGGTTACAAGCAATTTTAGATTATCTTGATGAACAATATGAAGCTGAAAAAATAGTAAAGAATGTAATATCTTGTCCGCCACACGATATGCAAGACTACTATTTTACAGGTGCTTGGGGAGGTTCAATGCCACCTCCGACAAAACAATGTTCAAAGTGTTTATTAACAATGTAGATTTATCAAGAGCATAAAGAAATGAAAGAAAGATTATATTGCCGAATTTTTGGACATAAGTTTATAGGAACAGACACTTGGCTTGACAAAGAAGATTCCACTGTCAAGCATAGTAAAACACGCCCCGTGGATTTTTGTGTTAATTGTGGAATTTGGAAGAAGGAATTATTAGAAAATATAATAAAATGAAAAGAGATAGAGTGTCTGTGGGGGAATGGGGGTAGGTAGGTCAAGGAATGTGCTGATACTTGAAATCCAATGTTTAGTAGTTATCAAGCACGAAACGAAAAACTCCCCGAACTTTCCCCACAAGCACTTTATCAAGATTTATTAGTTAGTTGCGTAGATTAAAAGAAAATGAAAGAGGAAGAAAACAAGTATAGTCAAGGATATGTAAACGGACAGAGGAAATTGGCATTTTCAATTCTTGAAATGACTCTTGAAAATGTAGCGGATTATCAATGGTTGTTGTCTCACTTAAAAGAAGTTTCCGAAGGTCGTGAAATTATTGATAATACGATTATAGGATTTGCCCCTATTACCCCCGCTCTCATAGAGAGATAAATATATGGAAGAAAAATCACTTCACATCTTGCCAATAAATGATATTTTTCCTCACAAAGAGGAAGGGATTGATTGTCCATGTCTGCCTAAAATAGAATCAGGAGATGGTGGAATTTTGTATGAATCGCCAATGATTATTCACAATGCGTGGGATAAAAGAAAATGAAAAAAATAAAAGCCTGGGCGATTTTCCAAAAACCCGCAGGATATAGAAAATGGATTTTGTGTCCTTCCACAAATCCGTGGATATTTACCAGTAAAAGATTGGCGGAGAGCAAATTCGCCGAAGAATACAAGAAAGGTTCAACAGATAATAATTACCATAAGATATTACCAGTGGAAATAATTTTTAGAGAGATAAAATGAAAGAATTTAATCCTCATTCGTGGTCAATAAAAGATGAGATACAAAAAAGAGCAAACCTAGAAAGTTTAGTGGAATGGAGTAAATCTCCACCCATACCTACTCCAAAATACATTCCTGAAAAGTCAAAGAGGTCGAAGCTGATTGATTTTCTTAAAAGTTTTTTAGTATGACTGACGAACAAATTTTGGAACGCCTCGCAGGTCTAGAACATCAGCAATTCATCGCCTTCTCTAAAAGTATATCCGATGAAGTAAGCAAAGAAAGACTAGAAAGGTGGAAGAAGTTATGGCGACCTTACAGAGAATTACCCGAAGCGGACAAGGAGACTGCAAGATTCTACGCTAGAAAAATATTTAAGATTTTGGAGGAGATAGCAAATTTATTATAAAACCAAGTTTCCCTTTGAAGCGGGTGTTTTAACGAAGTAAAAGAAACAAAACAACTGCGAAAATAATAACTAAAATGCAGTAAGGAAAGAAACTTCCCTGCCAGCCCTTCGGGAGCAGGCTGGTCTTCTTTTCCAGTGGTTTTAACTTTGGAGATTCTCTTTCTATGATTTCATCTAGGGCATCTTTCTTTATTTGGTCGGTTAAAGGAGGTTTACTGTCTATTTTTACTTGACTTGGACTATCTACGTAGTTCTTGTTTTTGTGTTTCATATCATTAAATTAGCAACTGTGCGGGACTTTAGACCGAATATGGAATCTTCCACAAGCCCGTGGTGTTGCTGAAACAATTTTACTATTGTGGCGGTCTTCAAGCCATACCAGCCGTCTGTTATGAGAGTGCTTTTCTCAAATTTATTTAGAAACTTCTGAAGCTCCACGACTTGTGCCCCTTTGCTTCCTATTTTCATTGTCTGGGTAAACTTGAAAGGAGGAACGGGAATTTCAACAATAAAATACATCGCATCCACTATTCTAGCCTTTAAGAACTCTTCCGTAATTATCCTTCTTCCTTTTCCGTCCAGTGAATTGAAATGTCCCGTAGAATCTTCAATTAAAAGGGCTTTTTGTCCTTTATAGGAAAAGTAATCAATAGCTGTACAGGCGTGTCCGAAGTCGTAGTTTGCGGGAATCTCAAGAGAATCTGCTTGCGGTATAGCTGTCCATTCTTTTTTGCAACCATGAACGATTAGAATACAATGTTTGTAATTTAGAATAGTATAGGCAATGTCATCAATGCTATTAGGATTAACGAAGAAGTAACCTCCTATTTTTATGGGTGTAGGAACGTCTACGGTGCGATTTAAGAGCGTTTCGTTCTGATTTTGGGATATGTCTAGGAGTTCAGTGGTTGTGCCTAGATTCTTGATTAAATTGCCCAAATCTTGCGTCCACATTCCGCCTTCAGGATAATTGCTTCTCCTGCGATATGGTGGATGAGCGGATTCCACTATTCCTGAAATTGTTTCTATCGCTTTAGCTCCGCTTTGAGCCATACACGAAAGAGAACTTGATTGTTCTCTCGGAGTGTACCGCTTCCACTCACTCTCGGGTTTTTCAATCCAAGTAATGGGCAAGCCAGTCTCGGGTTTTCTGTAATCCCGAGCTTTATCCATATCACTTCTAGTATCATGGGCTAAACCATTTTGGAAAAGTTTTTTATTCATTTAGATTTTGTAACCTATAAAAGCAAGCAGCACACGCAAAAGCGTTCATTCCTAAAACAAATTCCATTTCCTGTTTGGAAACTTTGCCACACATCGCACATTTGTATTTGTCTTGGTGGCTATCCGTTCCTTTTTCTCTTGGAATCATTTGTTCGGTGAGACAAAAAGTGCATATACTGTACTAGCGGAAGCTAACACTCCGAGTATCGTAGTCCATAAAACAGTATCCCGAAAAATAGTATAAACACCCCCCACCACCACTGACAACCCGACCGCCCACAACTTACTCCTTAATGGACTGCTTGTCGCACCTTTGAAATACTCAAAAGCAAGTGACAACACAACCCCGATAATACTTATTGCCAAAAAATTTGTTATATCCATAAATTTAATCATCAAACTCATCTAATAAATTATTCTCCAACTCAACCTCGTTGGAAATCGGTTTCTTCTTAACCTTATTGGCTTTCTTTATTTTCTTCTTAACTTTTCTCTTTGTCTTGCTAGTCATTTAATCATCTAAATTATTTGTGATTACTACCAGAACCAACACCACCATAATAACTACAAATATAAAGGAAAATATCGTGTCAATCATTGAACAAAGAATATATTTGTCTGATAGCCGACTACTATCGTTCGCAAACTATTCACCTGAACTTTCGCATAACCTTGCAAGTGAACATCAGACCATTTCAGTTTTGCTTCCGTCGGCACTCTGACTGTCGGTACTAATACATTATTATAGCACGCAGGAGTGGTGAATTGGTCGGGTTCAGGGGGCAAGGTGATAACCATTCCATCAATGAAAGACCATTGGATAGTCGCATCTAAACTCCTGTACTTGCAGAAACTCATATAAACGTAAATCATTTCACCCGGGGCGTAGACCCCTTTATCCGTTTTAAGAGAGTAAGTTCCTATTAAGTCTTTATACGTACCAACATTTTTAGTATGAGTGGTATCGGGGATGTCAGTGATTAAAGTATCTTTTGGAAACTCATAAACTGGGGAGATGGCAGTTCCGTCTAACTGTTGCAGATAGAAAAGAAAAGAGTATCCCACTACGATGAAAATAATCAGTCCAGTTATGTATGCTCTCTTTGATATGTGAAGTTTCTGCAATATCTCTTTCATTTTATTAAAATCAAACTAATAAGTTTAGCTAGTATCAATGCTCCGATAGCCGAACCGACATAGATTAAAACTTTCTCTGCCCATTTGAGAGAGTAGCGTTTATCCCACCTATCTTGGTTCTTGTATTTTTCATCGTCTTCCTTTTCGTCCATATTATTTTCCTAGACCGCTAAATTTTGGAATCTTTACGTCAAATGCTTTGGCAGGTTCAGGCGTACCTATTTTATAGGTAGGTGCGGTTGATTCGGGAACTTTCTGATTGTGAACCCACATCCAAGCCACAAGTAATCCTACGATGATAATTACAGCTACCCACGATAAACCTTTTTCAACATTTGTCATGATTATTTTGTTAAGCTAATAATAATTCATTATATTACATAAAAAAGTTTCCAGGGGGAGTGAATATCCACCCACTGCCTGCTGTTGCTCCCGCCTGATTATTCGTACTATTTAATCCTGCGAACCACGTGTTAAGAGGCGTGGCTACGCTATGAGCGATAGCGAGAAAATCAGCCGATACAACATTACCCGTCTTAATGAGAGCATGGGTGGCTGTGCCAGCCGCACTGGTCGTTATTGTAATTAAGTTTCCCGCCGTTCCTGATATAGTCCATTTAGCGATTGTTTGCGTACTGCCTGCGGTAAATCCTATGGTGTGTGCGGTTGCGTTTGTATTTTTAAGTTCCCCAAAAGTATTGTTGTTTGCGATAACAGGCGTAGCTCCTGAAAGAATAACAATTCCGTACGTCCTACCTCCGCCTGTAAAATTCCCCGAAGTAGTTATTGTAGAAGAAGCTGCATTAAGAACAGCTCCACTCGTAGGAAAACTCCAAGCCGTACAAGTAACAGTTCCTGTTCCTAATGTAAGAGTGTGAGCGACTGCACCACTAGAAGAAAAACCTCCGCATATTACATTTTTTCCATTTATGTCCAAAGTAACAAGATTCGACCCAGAGGGAGAGAATTGAATACTATTTGTTCCATTATTCCAATCATCTTGCAAAGTCCAAGTTCCCGCATTGGTAACAACAGCACCAGTATTAAAAGTAGTGTTATTTGCCATTACCGTTCCATTAAACGTAATTGTTTTTGTCGTAAGCGAACTACCTAAATTAAGAGTGCCTGTCCACGTTCGTGTAACCCCGACAGCAATAGTAAAATTACCATTGCAATTTAATACTCCTGTCCCACCCATCGTCAAAGCTCCTGACGCTGGATTGCCAAATGTTGCACTCTGACAAACTGCACCTATCGCAATAGTTACTGTATAAGCCGTGGCATTAGAAGCGGAATCAAAAAACACATCATCCGCATTAGTCGGAGCGGACGCACCCCCCGCACCGCCTGAAAGGGCAGACCAATGAGGCGTATTAGTCGCATTCCAAGTCCCAGCTCCACCGACCCAAAATTTCGCACTCACGGGTATAAATATAAATTAGATTTTAATATGCCGACCCACCCCATTCTTTTTAAATAATGATGCCACTTTGTATGTGCTGAACCAAGTCGAAATAAAAATAAATTAGATGGATGATTATTATCAGTATTTTCATCAATATGATGAACCACCTCTTTAATTCTTAATTTTCTATTTATAATTTTCTCAACTGTTTTTCTTGCGATTCTTCTACCTGTATAACCATAAGGTGTTATCCCCCCTTTCCATCGGGGACTATTTTCTCCACTTAATTTTCTTTTAGTTTCTTCTGTATGCGGCATACTATGCCCACCACCGACAGGAGAATGTCCTTTTTCAAATAATTTAGTGTAAGAATCTCCTTTGTAAAGACATAAATTTGAACAATACTTTTTCCTCCCAGATTTCAATAAATATGGTTCAACATAAAATAATTTCTTACAAGTTCTACATTCAATTTCTTTCTCAGTTTTTATGTATCTATTTGCCATATATTCATTATATCCTACTTATGCTACTGCGACAGCAACCCAAGCCGAAGTTCCACCCCAAATAGCAGTTGATTGCCATTGAAGTTTAACTCTTAGCACTGTCGAAATTA